AACCTAAATAAGTATTGTGGCTTCCTTGATAATCATTAAAGACATCCATATTATTATCTTCTGCAACTATATTTCCATTAACTTTTAAATACATTTTACCATTTTGCCCATCTGATAAAGCTTCTATTTCATAAAAAACATCCTGCTCAAAATCAAAATTATTCGCTTGGATAAAACGAGGGCTATTATCATTAATCACAGCTAGAGTTAATTTACCGTCAATAAAACCTAATTCAATTCCTCTACTAGTTCCACCTTCGTTAAAAATCGTTTGTCTTTTATTAACATTACTTAATTTTACTCCAGTTTCAAATTTCATAATATAATTTGATGCAGATGCTAAATTAGCAGAGCTACCTATAAAAACATAATCATTATCTCCATCAAAACTCAAAGCAGTCCCTTCTATACTATTTATTGAATTTACATTAAATTCAATACTATCTGCATTCTGTTTAATCGAAGAATACTGATCAGGATCATCCGGTTCTTTTCCAAGATTAGCAACAATAGAACTTATTTCGCCTGAAGTTTCTTGCTGCCAGCTATAATCGCCATACCCGGCATAGGTCGGATCATTAAGAGCTTTTTCTGTAATATCGGCCAATTCTTCGGTAGAATCAATTCTTGAACTTAAAGTTTCTGTCAGTTTATTCTGGTCTAAAAGACCATCAGGAATATCGGCCTCACCAATAAAAGCGGTAGTAACATTTACCGGATCCGAGAGCGGACCTTCCCCCAGGTAATCATAAGCAGAAACTTTTACAGATACATCTGTGCCAGGCTCAAAATCATAACTTTTAAATCGATTAGGGCCAATATCGTCAGAATCAGTTACAGAATCAACTGTAACATAAACCTTATATCCATTTATTGACTCATCAAAAGGTTCGACCTGATTCCGAACTACAGTTATTGATTTAAAAAAGGCAGTAACATCCGGTTGCGGCGGCTTGGCCGGCTCCGGATTTTCAACCACGATCGTATCATAATTAGCAGAATAATAATCGCTGGTAGAATAGGATTTAATATAAAAAGTATAGGACCGCTGATCCGGATCCTCAATAACAAATCCGTTCGATTTGCCCCGATAAATAAGACCGGAATCATCTTCGCCAAAGTTTAGATCATCTCTTAATTCATAACCACCAAAAGCAGAAAAGTTTACTTTGGACCAATTAAGGCTAACTTCATTAACAAACCGGGAAGTAGTAAAACTGACATCAGGCGGCCTCTCTTCTTCGACAGATAGGACCGCGGAGTTTTCTGAATACCGGCCAGATCTATTAAAAGCCCGCAAATAAAAAGTTTGAGATCTAAAATCCGGATTTTGAAAAGTAAACCCGGTAGAATCCCCGCGGTATATTTTGCCAGAATCATCAGAACCAAAAGACTCATCTGTTCTTAATTCAAAACCAGCAAAATCAGGAACGCTTTCAATAGACCAATTAAGCTCCAGGCTATGCCGGAATGTATAATCGCCAAAAGATGGCTGCGGCGGCCTTTCCAGGCGGCCCTGAATTGTTATAGATTGAGTAGGCGATAGACCAAAATCGGATCTCCGGCCCCGGCGGTTTTCAGATACAACTTTAACTTCATATTCCGCGTTATTAGTTAAGCGGATATCAAATTTATATTGATCGGTAGATCCGGCCAATTGCCAATCAAGGTCCCCAACTTTACGATAATATATATGGGCCAATTTATAAAACATATCAGATGGTCGGTCCCAACTAACGCTAATCAAAGGAACGAATGTGCCATCACCCAAAACCTCGCCACTTTCCACTAATGATAGATTTTGAACGCCTTGTGGAGTTTCAAAAGGATTAGGAAGGGCAGGCGGATTTGATGCCTGATAAGTTACGCCATCATCTTGATAAACCGCCGGATTGTGCTCCTGGCAGGTCAAGCGCATTTCATCATCATCAAGCTCTCGGATTTCTAAAACCCGGAACATTTTATAATCGGACCAGGTAGCGGTTTCGTGTTCGACACGAATCACATCACCGGCCTCACAATGGATAGAATCAATACCGGCGGTGAAATTACAGAAATGCCTATTATACCATATTTTATTCCGATAATATCTAGCCATTCGGCCGGCCTGTTCAAAGCGGTTTATTCCTAGCAGCGGAATTTCTTGCTCCTGGACAATTCCTCGTTCGCGAATATCTGAATCATTAGAATAAGATGCATAAAGCCTTTCATAATCAGAATCAGGATCTGTATATTGAACCAGGACTTTATTTGCTAAATCCCGCTTGCTAGCACCGGAATAAGAGAACGAACCCAAAACGATATTATTTGCGTCAAAATCCTGGACAGGTTCTTCAGGGCCATCAATTATAAGCCGGATTTCGCCACCGGACCGAATTAAGAACGCCCGGAATGTGTTTAAAATATCATCAATTATATCAGGCGCTGGCCGGCGGTAATCGATAACATAATCCAATTCAAAGCGCGGTTCGCCGTCAACCAATTCATCACAATAATCAGCAACTGCTTTAAAACTTTCAAGATCTATTCTTTCATCAGGTTTTCCTAGGCCATATCTTTTATTAGTTATAAAATCGAGCAAGCACCAGGCGGGATTTTTAGAAAAACTTTTCACCCAACCGCCGCTCCAGGTCCTCACAACCCGGCCCCTAACCAGGGCAGTTATTTCAGGCTGGCCCGATAATTCTAATTCTTCAGCATCTAGCGAAAGAGAAATATAAGCTAAATGCGGGAAGTTTTCATCATTGGTATTTAAATTAAAAGGGCTTTGAGAACGCTCGCCAATACGATAATCAAAATTGTTTACCTCAACGCCATCAGCATAAACTTTTAAAACTTCCGCAATAGGACCTTCAGAGAGAGCGACCTGAATATCTAGAATCTGATCATTTTCACCGGATATTTTCTCAAAAATAATATTACCGCCAACTTTATGCTCGCCATAAATTACCGGCACCGGTATCTCGTGACTTGTAGTATTCATCTGACCTGAAAAACCATAAGTAGGCGAACTCTCTGCCTCTTCGGAACGATTGCGACCACCCAAAGAATAACCTAAAGCACCGCCCCGGACCGCGCCTTTTACTGCGCCAGCAGGACCGCCAGAAACAAAACCGACTGCGCCACCAACAACTGCACCAACCGCGGTAGATACCGCTTGACCTACGCTAGACATTAGATCACCTCCCGATTATATAATTTATATATTGGCCGCCAGCAGGAATCAATAAACCGCTCCCAGCGGGCCAGGCGTTCAATAGAACTCTTTTTATTCACCCGGATATGAAGGAACTTATCATTTTTAACAATAACACCAATATGCCTGGGCTTTTTATACAATTCAAAAACCACAATATCGCCAGGCATTAAACGATCGAAACTAACCTGGCGGCAATATTTTTTTATATGATCCTTAAGCCGGCCAGGATTTTCACGATGCCATTCTTCAGTTATCGGATCGCCATCATTTGCCGGCAGATGATAACCTTGATTATATAAATATTTTGAAACTAAACCAATGCAATCAATGCCGCTTTCAGACCGGCCACCCAACTCAAAATCAATACCGATATATTTATCCAAAAGACCTCACATCCTTAACATTCGGGATAGAGCGGAATCCGCCATAATAATCTTTATTATCCCAGTGATCACATCCGTGGCCAGCGTTATATGATTTATCACAACCGGCATCAATTCTTACAGAATCGCCAACACCGACATCGCCAGGCAAAGGATATTCGATTTCAACATAACCGCTGCCGGAATCATTAATAACCCGCGACCTTTTATTAATAACTAAAGAACCATAATTCCAATGACCTGATCCCTCTGTAATATCATTTGAACTTATTGTCATTCGATCGGCAGAAATATCAGAAATTGTTATTGTTTTATTAGGAACCAATATGCCGCACTCTTCCCCGCCAAAGGTCCAGGGACAGGAAGTCTGAAAAGTTCGGGCCGGCAGATGAGCGCCTAAAAGATCCAGCGGCGACAGAACAGTAATAGCCAAATAATTATCATCAATTCTAGGCTCATCCATCTCGCCATCAAAAATAATTGCATAAGCATTTTTATCATCCAGGCGGTCCTGAAAGACTTTCCAAATAACAATCCGGCGGCCCTGGATTTCAGTATGGGCTAAATAGGAACTCATTTCGAGATTTATATTATCAATTTTTATTTCAGTTTGCTGCGACCGAATCTCGGTGTCGGTAGAGATTGGCCGGCGAGTTATTGAAAAAGGATAATAAGTTTGCGGATTGCCATTTTCATCAAAGTAATCAACCTGATCCGAATGGGCCGCAAGATACTCGGTTCCCTCATCAAAGAATATCTGATAAAGCTCGATAGGCCGATTAAAGGATTTTTGAGATTCGTCTTTAAAATTATCGGTTAAATTTTTCATTCATTCAAGACCTCCTTAATCGGTAACCCATGTTTAAACAAAACATCATATTCAACGCTCCTGGACAATTCGTCAACATCAAAGCGGACCGTAATCTCTTCACCGGTTCTGGGATTAACCCATTTAAAAGGTTTTAAGCGACCGCGCCTATCTTTAAAAAAATCACGAATAGCTTCAGCCTCTGTTTCTTTTTTTTCAAAGAATAAAGAAAAACGCCGGCGCGGCTCACCTTTGCCCCGGCGCTGCTCCCGGTGGTTTTCATACCGCGTTATTAAAGTTTTATAAGTTATTGTATCGTCATAAACTCTATTCGCTTTAAAATCAAAAACCGGCAATGCCATAATTATCACCTCTCATTTTTAATCAGATCCCTGATCTGACCATTACCTAAAACATCTTTCGCAACAACCCCGATAACCGCTTCAGGATTTCTTTGGACAATTTCAGAAAAGCTAGCGGGATCTATTGCATTAATATTTATTGTAAAATGATCAGAACCGCCACCGGATCCGGCGTTTGATTTCATAGAGCCTTCAAAAGATTTATTCTGATCACGAGATAATACACGCTCACCAGTCAGGGCTTTAATAATGACTTCATCAGATTTTAAGCCCGGAATTTTACCACCGGAATGATACTCCGGTAGATCATTTATAACGCCAGCGTTTGTTATTAAGCCGCCGGAATGAGCAGTAGCGAAATTAAATAAAGAATCTAAAATACCAAAACCGCCACCATCACCGGAACCCAAAGATAACATTTTATCAACCATAGGTTCGACAATACCACGCTGGACAATTAGATCCGCCAGGGAATCAAGTATGCCGGTTAATGCCTCCTGGAAGGTTTGCGCACCACTAATCATATCCATAAACCCGCGGACCATTTCATCGCGCATACGATTAAATTTGCCTTCCAATTCATCAACTTTATAGCCAGCATTTTCAAGAATTGAAATAAGCCAGGAATCCAGGACCTCTTGACTTTCGCCTTCCAGGCGCTGCATAGCCCGATAAATTCTCATCCAATCATTTGAGAATTGTTCATAATGAGATAAACGCCGCTCTAGATATTGCCTATATTCAGCATCAGATATTTCATTCATTTCGTGCATATTAGATTTAAGCTCATCTTCAGCCCGCCGGCGGCGTTCAATATGACCTTCAAGCAGAGCTTCGCGTTCAGCATAATACCAGGTCCATACCAGCAACTCATCTTCGGCAGTTTTTAAATATTCATCCCGGCGTTCATCCAGGCGCATTAATTCCAATTCTAATTCATCAGATTTCAATTCTTTAATAGCATTAGTTAATTCACGCTCAACCCGCTCGATTTCAGCAGCGGTTCGCTCGGCCTCTTCGCGTTCGCCGGCCCGATATTCAGAAATTATTTCTGCGCGTTCAGCAGCATATAATCTAGTTAGATCCGTAATATCAGCGCCGCTTTCCATAGCCTGGCGGACCTCGGCCTGGTAGCGCTGGTCGAGATCTAACAATTCAGCTTCAAGACCTTCAGCTTTATGCATTTGCAGCCGTTCCCGGAAGGACCGCTCCATTTGCTCAATCCGCTCATTATGGCGGCGGCGTTCGCGTTCGCGCAACCCATTATAAACTTCTTCTATTTCAAGCCGGGCTTCGTGAAATTCCTCGGTATCACCCAACTGTTCCCTAAAAGACATTTTAATTTCGCGTTCTTCCTGATCTAAACGATAAATAGAATATTCCAGGGCATCCATTTCAAGCTCGGCTTTATTATCAGCAAGGTTTTCTCTTAAGGACTGAATATCCCGGGCCTGTTGATATTCCTTTCTTAAAATATCAAGCCGGACATCATCTTCCATTTGGACCAATTCTTCAAGCCTCTTTTGCTCTTCTTCAGTAGCATCCGCGCTCATTTGAGATTGGAATTCCCGGCGCTTTTCTCGAACTTCATCCAAAATGGCTTCATATCTATTTAAGAGATCCGGAACAGTTATATCCTGGACAACATTTTCTTCAAAATTCAAATAATCCAACCTGTCCTGAACGCTTTCAATAAAATCGTTAATTTCTTCAGCCATAGCGCTAACTTCTGATTCGCCGGTATCGACATCGGCTCCAGGGATTTCGATTTCGTCAGCTTCAATTTTTTCAATTCGTTCTAAAATTTCAGCACGCCTTTCAATCAATAAATTATAATTTTCCAATTGTTCTTCATTTAGCATACCGGTAAGCGGATCGCCTTCTTCATCGGTAACAGGCATACCCATAACAGACATACGCCGGTTCTCAAAGCGGTCAAGTTCGTTTTCAACCGCTTCCAATTGGCGCTGCAATTGTGTTATATCAAAGACATTTTCAATTTCAAGAACCGCCAATTCAGCTTCGCGCTTTATTTCTTGCATCCTGGTGACGATCATACCTAAACCCATCAGGACCGCACCGCCAATCAAAAATGGCGCAAAACCGGTTCCCATTGCAGCCAGGCCAGCAGAAACTCTAGGAAGAACAGAAACTAAAGCCATCATTGGACCAACTATCGCAGCCGCGGCACCGGCAAAGAAAGTGGTCTGTGTTATAGTCTTTTGAATTTCTTCAGGCATATTCGAGAATATATCAAGCAACGCCTTTGCACCTGTAACACCAGCCCCCACAGTAGGAACGAGATGCTCGCCAATTTCTTCTCTTAAATTTTTAACAGCACTTCTAAATTCTCTAGTTTTATTAGCCAGGGTATGTTGAGTTCTCAAATAATCGCCCTGGGCCTTTTCCATACCTTCCATAATCAGAATCGTTCTAGCCTGAATTTTTTCAAGTTCGGTTAATTCTTCGCCAACATTTGCAATACCGCGTTCATAAGCAATCTGCTGCAGCCTAGTTTCATTAATTATAACGCCATATTTACGCATTGTCCTATGATTACCAACGATAGCAGACTGCATATCATTCATAGCTTGAGCAATCGGAACATTTGCAAAAGAAGAAATATCAGCAGATAGCTCGGTCATTTGCGCGGTTAGCTCAAAAGCCTGATCAGTAGCCATTCCCATAGGAACCAAAGTATCCTGCAGAGTGGCCATCATCGTTCTTATTTCAGTTCTAGATTGAGAAAAAGTATCTATAAATTCATCGGCCCATTGATTAGCTTCACCGCTTAATTCACCAAAGACAACATCAAATCGGTTTTGAGCCTCTTCGGCATCAGATGCAGCCTGGGCAAAATTCCAGCCAAGCCCTAGAATAGCAGTTCCGATAGCAGCAATAGCAATACCCCAGCGGCGCAAATTTCTACGATTGCGCTCGGCGGCTTGATCGAACTCTCTGACTTTTGATTTGTTTTCATCCATTTTTCCTTTGAAATCTGAATTTTGAGCTTTGATTTGATAAAGTAGTGTTCCTAAACTACCCGCCATATTAATCCTCCTTTTGCACTTTTTCCATAGCGCCCTTTAATTGATCGATCGCTTTATTATATTTTTCTTCAGGATCGATATCATCTTCATCAGGCTCACCGGCAAAATCATCATCTTGCTCGGCCAATAAATTCAACTGATCCTTCAATGAATCGAGATAATCATTAATAACATCGGCATCTTTTAGATGCGGATAAGCAGCAGAATAAAACAGATTAATAGCATTAACTATTTTTTCTCTTTCTTCAGCCCGCATTTTTTCAAAAATTATCGGCAATTCATCAGGATATATTTCAGTTAAAATTTGAGTTTTGCTCATTTTGGTAAACGCCTGAATCGACCAAAGCATCTGATCAAAGAACTCACCTTTATATTTCTCTACGCGCCGGGAACTCCCATCAGAGCCTGACTCAGCCCCAGGCGCTCCGTTAAGTTTTTTCCTTTTTCCACCACGCCTTCGATATTGTTAACTTCAAAAGCAATTTCTAAAATATTTAAAGCATCATCCAGGCCAATATTTTCATTAATAAATTCCTTGTCTTTATCAGTAGTTAATTCCAAAACGCCACTAACTTCGTTTATAGCATAGCTCACTAAATCAGGCATCAATTCCAAAAGATCCCCGGCTTCCATTTGAGCAATATATTCGTCAACATCTCCAACGCCACGATCTTCAAGAACGAGCTTTAATGGGCCAGCAATTATTTTATTTATAACATCAAGCAATTCTTTATACTTGCCAAGCGGCAGTTTTTTCACAATAAGTTCGGCTTTTTCATCTTCGCCAATAGCGTGAAATTCATACCCCTTTTTTATACTTAAACTTTTAGACATTTAAATTCCTCCCTATAAAATTAAAGCCCACCCGGACCAGGTGGGCTTAATCAATTTATGTGGTTTCAGTTAGATCCGGATCGCCAATTCTTAAATACTGACCATCAGCAGACTCAAGAGCAACGAATTCAACATTTGCAATCCTGGTCCCCTGGCGTGAATAAGTGAAATTAATCGGGCCAGGCTTTGGATAGGCTTTCGCAAGATAAGCATCCTTCGACTTATCTTCATCATCTTTATGGACCGGATGGATTCGCAATTGTTCGGCATAATCAGATAAACGATTTCCTATCGCTTTTGGAATATCAAGAGCGACCTCGTCACCGGACTCAATTATATTAGCCCAGGGAATAACCTTTGATAAAGTTTGAGCATCGGTATAAACGAGCGGAATCGTAAAGACAACCCGATCATTAGTAATGATTTCGTCAACTTCGCCATCTTCCTCGGTTTCTAAAACAAAAGTTTCAATCTCTAAATTCAAACTAGATTCGCCCTGTGTCCGGCCTAAATAATCTTCCGGATCGCCAAAGTAGGCTTTGCAAGGACCAAAATCCATATTAGCAAGTTCAATACTTTCTGACATTTTATCACCTCTTTTTAGGATTTAACAATATTAATATTAAGCATTACAGAACCAAAATGTTCATCAGGATCTGAAGAATCATATAAAGGACCGCGTAAATTGGTAACCGCTAAATTGAAATTATTGTAGCCATTAATTTCAAGCGGCCGATCATTAAATTCATCTTTTATTTCTTTTAAGAGATCCCCGAGTAATTCGGTATTCGCGTTTCCGGATTTGAAATTATCAACATAAGCATTAATAAAAATCGTTCCATTTGCAGCAGTAGTGTCCGGTTCAACAATTAGATCAGGCGAATGGACAGTAAAAGATGGATTGGTATATCCATTCGGCCGGGAAGAACCTTTATAAGCATTTACCGGATCCCCGGCCAGGGATTGGATATTTTCATTTTTCATCATCCTAACAACAAAAGCAGAATACAAATCATCTAAATTCATTTAAATCACATCGAATCCTTATAAGATTTTATACCTTCATAAGCCAATTTATTCGCATCAAGTTTATCCATCATAAAGCCCTCGATGAGATTATTAAAATGATCGACTGTGCCGGTTATTACAGTAAAACCCGCTTTTAATTCAACAAGAAAAGCATACCACATTCCGGCCCATAAAACGCCAGTATATTCGTCTCTTTCAATCCGAATAACAGGTTTTTGATTTCTTTGTAATTGCGACCGGGCTTCGGCCGCGGTAGAATATACCTTTACATTATCGGCATTGATTGAAAGAGAATCGCGTAAAGCGCCGGTGACATCCTGATAATTACCAGCAGACCTTGCGTGCTCATACATTTCAGTCATTAACCATTCCATAAATTCTTTTACCTGGTTCGCCTGGGCTTTTGTCAGCCATTCCATTCCCGAAATAACCGCTTCAGCATTTACTAATTGAGCATCAACTTCCAAGATATCACCTACCTTTTAATTAAATATATCTCATAATGAGAGGACCAATAAGCGACAAATTCGATAGTGAATTCCCGACCATCAGCAGCAACCAACCGGTCGCCTTCTTCTAATTCATCAAAACCGCTTTCAAAATCAATCTTTTCAGTAAAAATTAAATGATCCGACTCATACCGCGTTTGAGTTTCCGATGGCCGCTCACTACCGGACCGCGGCTGGATAAAGCCACGAACCGAACCGATTTCAAGATCGCCCTCAACCCACTTTCCGCTTTCCTTATCAGTATGGCCTTCAGAATCACGATAAACAACAGAAATAGGTTCGCTGGAAGTATCGACAGATAAATTAGTTTTATTCATTTAAACCAACTGCCTCTTATATTTAGCAATAAGCAACTTTATGGTTTTAGGAACCCGCGGTAGATCATCAGCAGAAAAATAAGTTTTGCTTAATCCTCCGCGCGTTTCACGCTGCACGCGCATATCGGCCAATTGATTATTATAAAGGTTTTGAACTAATAAAATACACGCCATTTCTAGTGGCTGCGGCAGATCCCGGTTTTCATCGCCAGGCAAAACAAAGCCACCAACATATTTAATAGTGATCGTGGTTTCTGAATTACGCCAGCCCGATGAGCGCTCAAGATATCCGCGTTTTTTATTAACTTTATAGTCAGTTATAGTTTCGCCATTTATTTCAACTTCCAGAATTTCATCAATAGGCCAGGAATTTAAATATAGCCGCCGGCCGGAATTGCCTTCATAATCTTCCTGGCGTTCTTTTTTTTCTATGCCGCGGTTTAATTCATTTTTTATTACCTCGCTAGCAACAGAAATAAGAAATTCAGCATCTTCCGGATCGCTTTCAGCAAGCGCTATATTCAACCTATCAAGAGTAGTTAATTTTAGATCGGCCAGCGCCATTTATTATCACCCGCTCTCGTTTAGTTTTTCTTCCGCCTCAAGGGCCTCTTCTTTACCGCGAATACTTTCGCCATTTGATAATTCATAATGACCGCCGCCCTTATGGATTGGATATTCGCCCTCCGGCTCCTGTTCAGAATCGGATTCAGCATCAGTGGAATTGTCTGCCAAATCAGCAGATTCGGATTCGGAATCAGCGGTTTCGTCTGCAGAATCAGCAGAATCGGATTCGGAATCAGCGGTGGTTTCAACCGGGCCGCCTTCGCTTTTTTCCAATTCAGGATCAGGTTTTTCAGGGCTTTCTAAAGTTAGATCATCATCAACCGGAGTAACGATGCCCTTTTTTAAATAACTAGCGGCCAATTTATAAGGTAATTCAACAACAGAACCAGCAGAATATGAATAATTAACGCCCGATACTGAAGTGTTAAATTGAACTTTAATTTTTTTTGACATTAAATCACCCCTTAACCCGGGCATAAAACCCGGGCTTTTTTATTTTATTCTATTATGCGCTTGCGTTTTGGAATGCAACAATAGCTTCATCAAGAACTAAAAGACCATCCAGGCGCTTAAATGAGCGGAATCCGATCTGACCATTTTCAGCATAAAGCTCGACTAATCTCTGAATGGCGGTGTTTTGCCTATCGGCAATCCAGTAATAAGAGAAATCGCCTAATAGGATTGACCTATTAGTAGCACCGAGTTCAGGAACATCATCAGAGATCGCTACAGGCCGGCGTAATAATCTATCCGGCTGGCCAGCTTGTAGACCAGGCTGCCATATATACTGATCATTCTGATCCTTAAGTTTTCTGATTGCAAGAGCAGTAGAATCAGCAAATAACCAGCTAGCGCTTTCACGATATGGCCGCTTTAAGGAATGATAAATCTCTAGCAATTCATCAGATGAAATCCCATCAGTTAGAGATCCCTCTTTTCCTAAAGTAGCAGCAGGAACTACGCCGTTCGGTTTGCCATCACCATCACCAATGACACAGGCAGTTTCTTCTTTGCGCCCCATCGCCCTGGTGATATCGTTTGACAGAAAATCATCGATAGAGAAGGCGGAATCATTTAATAGCTCTTCTGAAACTAAAGTAAGAGCAGTTAATTTATGCGCACCTAAAGACTTTGAACCAAAGCTCGGCTTTGCTTTAGTATATTCGCCTTCTTCAGCGGTCCAATGCGCTTCAGTTTTGCCCGAAACAACCGGAATTTTACGATCGCCGGAAGTAGTAGTTATAACAGTAGCTAGCTGGCGCATTATATTTTCATTTTCTAATTTATCAACTAAAGTAGCTTCGTATTCATCCGGAACTAAATGACCGCCATCCGGATCGGAACCGATTTTTAAAGCTCTCAACTGATCAGCAGGAAGAACACCGCGGCCCTGGCGCAAGAATTTCCAATAGGCGGACCTATATTCATCAGTAGCCATAACCCGCTCTTCTTCAGAACCAGGATCGTCAGCTTTAGGATTAATTTTTCTGCCCTGACTTTTAGACATATCATTTTCAAGCTCTAGCTGGCGCTCCAGGCGGTCGACCTCTTTTCCTATTTTAGAAATCTCTTTATTAAGAGAATCCCATTCGCTTTCTTCCTGGGCATTCATATCCCTTTCTTCTTCTTCTGCACTTTTTACCAACTTTTTCATCTTTTCAAAATTACGAGCTCTAGTTTCCTTTTTCTTATTAATTTTTTCAATAAGACTCATTTTATCACACTCCATTTTTAATTTATTAAGAACCAATTTTTTTATCTAGGATATCCATTTTTTTGCGAATATAATAGAGCTTGCGGTTTTTCCGCTTGTTTTTATATTCATTAATAATTTCGTCAGCAGACCTAATAGCCATACCGGACCGGGATAGAGAAGTAGAATCAGAATACGCTGGCAGAGTAACCGGACCTAGCTCCACCAATTGATCGATTTTATGAATCATCCTAATAGGAATTTCACCCGACTCATCCCACTCAACATTCTCGCTTTTAACGCCAAAAATGAATGATGATCCGTCAATATCACCTCGCTTAATATTTGACATAAGACCGCGCGCCCAATCTGCATCCGGCGGCTTAACTGTATATTTAACACCGATCTCATCTTCTTTAACTTTTAAGGTCCCGGATTTTTCACGCCCTAAAACATAATTAGGATCGTGATTAAAAAAGGACCGGAGATCTGAATTTTTAAGAACTTCAGCGGCAGCACCAGGCATTATTTTTTCTTTAAAAAATCCCCCGATAACTTCCGAAAGACGATCATAAACAATTCCATAACCAATTATTTTAGGCTCGTCATCATCCCGACATTCAAAACCGGCAGCGCCTTCTATTGGCGTAAATTTCTTTTCAAAATCCAAATTCTCACCCCCTTTCAGGTGATATTCCGCACTCGCACTTCTCGTGTAGCGGCGGATGTGATTTACTACCATTTGAGATCATCGGTTCGTGTCCTTCAACTTCTATTTTCTCGCCATCAGATACAAAACTAGAATTAATACCGACAACTTTTCCGTCTAATTCCAGGCAAAAATCACAGGGATCAGGTCCCATCGCAACCCAAATAAGCGAACTTATACCGGCAGCAGCATAGACATATTTTGATACCGCGCCATTTTCTTTAAAGACCTGCTCATAAGCAACTTTTTCAGCCCGCTTTTCTTCCCATTCTTCAACGCGCTCATCAACCGCCTCGGCAACTTCTTCATAATGGCCGCCTTCATCAGTAACATCATCAGCGACCGCGACTAATTGGTTTTCAGAGAAATGGACATAACGATCGGTTAAATTATTCATATAATCATCCAGGAATTGATCCAGGTCATCAAGATCATCATAATCGACTTCGGCAGCAGCCAGGTCAGCAATTGAATGACCAAAATCAAAGACAACCGGCCGAACTTTAGATTTGAAAGTCTCGGCAAAATCATCATAAAATCTTTCCAGGTTAGCAATTAACCCGGTCATATTATTTGATTTGTCAAGAATAGACCTTATATTATCAGCTTCAATTTTTATAGCACCCTGGACTCTTTGCCGGAAGATAGATAAATAATTTAAAGAATATCGCCGGCGGCCAGCAGCGGACCTTTTAGCCAGGTCATACATTTTTTTATTTCTTTGATATTGACCGGCCGGCTTATCTAATTTCAAAAGATCCCTTTGACGCGCGGGCTCGGTGTTTTCAAATTGTTTTGCAGATACCATATTCATAGGAATTAAATAATGATCACCCTGCTCGCCAGGCAGCGGATTTAAATTTTCTAATTCCCTAACATCATTTGCAGATAACCAACCCCACTGACGAGCAATAGAATAAGCACGATACCGGGCTTCGATATCACCGCGCAACAGACCATCAACAACAAACTCACAGAAATATTCTTCATCTTCAAATAGCTGCATATTATATGCCTGTTCAATTCTAACTAACCAGGGCCGCAAAGTATGAACAACAAAATTAATATTTTGCTCTTCAATATTTGAAAAAGTGGCATTGTCTAAATCAGCCAACATATGCGGCGGAATCCGATACATTCTAGCAATTTCTTCTACTTGATATTTTCTAGTTTGCAAGAATTGAGCATCTTCCGGCGGAATTGAAGTTTGATGATATTTTAAGCCTTCTTCAAGAACCATCAACTTATGAGATTTACCTAATCCATGATATTTTTGTTTCATTTCTTTAACATATCGATTATAAGCATCTTCGCTCAATTCGCCAGGATATTCAATGATACCGCCAGGATGAGCGCCTTCACTAAAGAAAGTAGCTCCGAATTCTTCAGCAACCAGCCCCAGGCCAATAGCTTCCCGGGCCATACCGATAACCGATTTTCCTTTTATCCCATCAAACCCTAAACCAGGAATATGAAAAATAGATAACCGGCTAAATGTTGCTTGGCCGCTCTCAGTTTGAACATCATAAAGGATCTCATCACCGGTAGCATTCATCCGCGGTTTAACAACCGATGGTTTTATAGGCCATAAAGCGACCGGTCGGCCCCGATTGTCTCTCTCAATTTCAGCATAAAAATTGCCCCAAAGCGCCAGGTGCGCCATTTTGACTTCGCGATAATTAAAAGACGATTGAATATTATTCGGCTCATCGTGTAGCAATTTATATAAGTGATGATCCTTAACTTTTTCTTTACCGCGCGGATCTAAATTGCGGTATACATTAAAGGGCAAACTAGCAACCGACTCGGCTAGGACCTTAACCGCTCCGTGAACCGCGGAATACCTCATAGACTTTTCTTCATTAACAGATATACCAGCCTTTGATTCATTATTTCCAAAAAGCCAGCTTGCCGGATTTTCAAGCCCTGAAACTGAATCAAATCTTTTTATTAAATTATCTATAAAACTAATTTTTAATCACCTCCTGTCGGCCAGCTTAAAATAATAAGAAGTAATCCTAACCATATAAAGCCAGCCGGCTCAAAAATCCGGCCAACGCCATAAGTGGACAATGCAATTCCAGCGGTAAGCATAGCGGCCGGAACTGATTTCAACATAAATTTTAAAACCTTATTCTTCACAATTTAACCACCGCCTTATAGAGATATTTTATCGCCTGATTTAGATGCCATTTTGATTAATTGATCTTTATCAACTGTTCCCAACTCCATATCGTCAAAAGCAATTATTATAGGAACTTCATCAGGGATAACATTTTTTAATTGATTTCTAAATTTTTTTAGATCTTCAGCAGAATAATTTTGCTTTTTCATATACAGGACCAGCAGATCGTCATTAGTAATATTTAATTTTTTAATGCTTTCTATTTCTATTGAACTCATTTTTATCGCCGCCTTTTTATAATGTCCTAACCCCGCGCTTTTCATAAACCGATTTATTATTTTCATCTTCGTGGCGGGTAGCACGATCGATACCCATAATCATAGCGACAATACCATCAATACGATTATTTGACTTTGATTTATTCGGCTTTATATTATCCGCCGGATCGGTTTGAACTACAACATTTTTAGCCATCCATCTTAAAACAGGATTACCTCCATGATGCAGGCGCTCCTGAAGAATTAAACGCTCGACTTCTTTTGATGGCGGGCTCATATCTTTAAAGCCCTGGCCAAAAGGAACAACAGTAAGGTTCATAGCTTGCAATTGCTGCGTTATTTGAACTGCGCCCCACCTATCAAAAGCGATTTCAGCGATTTCCACTTTTTCATACATTTTCTCGATAAATAGACGAATAGCATCATAATTTATAACATTTCCTTCTGTGGCGGTGATATAGCCCTCTCTTACCCACTTATCATAAGGAACCCGGTCCATATCGATTTTTTCTTGCATTGTATCTTCCGGAATCCAAAAATGAGGATAAATTTTAAAAGATCCATCTTCAAAAGGGAATACCATAACAAAAGCAGCAATATCTGTGCTGCTAGCCAGGTCAAGCCCGGCATAACATTTGCGGCCTTTTAGATTTTCAAAATTAACTTCGACATCCGCGACCTTATCCCATTCATTCATAGGCAGCCAGCGCGTCTCTTGAGTGGTCCATATATTTAAGCGCTTAACCAAGAATGAGTTTAATGCAGAAGGGATCCGGCTAGCTTTTTTAGCAAGCCTTCGTAAATCCTTTTCAAAAAGAGATACGCCAAAATTGGGATTCACCTTCTCCCAGGTCTCGGGATCTTTCCAGTCATCACCTTCATCAGGCGTAGCAATAAAAGTAAAAAAAGTATCATCATTAAAATCAGAATCAGGATCGATAATTTCTAAAGCATATTTATGCTGCTCATAACAAAAACAGTTCGTGTTATAACCGGCGGTAGTTATCCCGGCCATAAGAGGCTCTGATCTGGCACCGGTAGCGGTATCCAGGACATCCCATACGCCGGAATTTTTGTGAGCGTGCAATTCATCAACCAGGCCACAATGAACATTCAGGCCATCCATAGTATCTGAATCAGCACCCAGCGGCTCGAACTTGGAATAGGTTTTTAAGATAGACATATTATTCTGAACGATTTTTACTCTTTTAGAAAGAGCTCTCGATTGCTCAATTTGAGCCTTCGCGGTGTTATAAAGAATTTTAGCCTGATCTTTTTTAGTAGCGGCAGAATAAACCTGCGCACCAGGTTCGCCATCAGCAGCGAACATATAGTTACCGATACCGGCCAACAAAGTAGTTTTACCATTTTTCCGCGGAACTTCAATATAAGCGACTCTAAATCGGCGGTTATCATCATCTGCAGACTTCCAGCCAAATATAGATCCGACAATAAAAGCCTGCCATCCATAAAGAATAAATGGCTCGCCAGCAAAATCACCCTCGTAATGTTTTAAATAATTAGAGAAGAAATTAATAGCGTGATCCGCCGCGTCATAATCAAAATAAATATGATCCTTTTCTAAATCGTTAATATGCCGGCGGCAGGTTTTTTTAATAGACTCGGTAGCGGCTATATCCCCGGCTAATACCTGCTCGACATATTCATCAACGATATGATTATTTTGCATTTACGAAATTATCAAAGTTATCGCCATCATATTCGCCGCCAGGGATTTCAATCTTCGATCTTGAAGATGGTGATAAGCCAAGCTCAACTATGAACTTTCGCATTTGCTCCTGGGCTTTATTTGAAATAGAAACAAAAGGTGATTGCTGAATATAATTGCTGTCTTTATTCGGCTTATAAACCATTCCATGTTTTTTAATGGCATCCTCGGCTTTTTTCCAACGAGAATAAGCCTGACAATAAGCAGCCATAACCGCGGTGTCGACATTAGTGAGCAACCCGATATCTTTTAATTCTTTAGCAATCCGCCGCCATTCATTCTTTGCATCTTTATCCAGCCAGCGCGGACAGTAAGGACCGCGCGGCTTAGATTTAGGCTGCGGTTCATTATCATTAAGTTTTCTTTTTCCAGGATTACCTTGTAGCACTTTTAATTTTGTAGGTTTAGGCTTCCGACCTCTGGCCATAGCTCAACACCCCCTAACTTAATTCAGAATAAGGGATTTTTTTGCCATCCCTGACCACAAATACATTTTCAGAACTGTTTACAAAACTAATATAACGATCAACAGTAACATCAACATATTTAGGCATCATATCAATCAAGCGCGCCTGGCGGCCAGTTTGCTCACAAGCAATTAATGAAGAACCGGATCCGCCAAAAGGATCCAGGACCAACTGATCAGGCTTTGATGAATTTTTAATAGCCCGGGCATTTATACCGACCGGTTTCATTGTAGGA